GATGTAGCAGATGCTAACGGTATCGAGCCCGAAGATGTTGTCCTTGCCATCGGAGACGAAGTCTTGGAAGACGAAGATGATGACGACAAAGATGACGATGACGACGATGATGATAAAGATGATGATGACGAGGATGAAGAAGAAGAAGACGATGACGAGGATGATGACGACGATAAAAAGAAAGAAAAGATCGTCGAGATAGAGAAAATCATCAAAGAGTGCTCCTTCTATTGCGTCAGAAAGTATTCTCCGAAGTCTGTCCTTTCAGAAGAAGTAAAAACAGAGCGCATTGTAAACAATACGGCCCTGCTTGCTAAGACAAGAAACTATATTGGTGATAAGATCGCCAAAGTCTCTGAATGGGCAGAAAAAGTAGAGAAAGAATACAATGAGGCATCTCCTGAGGATAAGGGTATTCTGAAGAAGATCAAACTCATTATTGCAAAGATTCTTAGAGGGCTTGCAGAGGCCCTTGAGGGACTCGTAAGGCCCAATCTCAGTGACAAAGATCTTGAGTTGGCAAGATCCAAAGCCGATGCGTTTACCAAAGCAGAGATCGAAAAACTCCAGAAAGAGAATAAGAAGCTATTTGGTAAGAGAGCTGTTCGTATTGATCTTCATTATTGATTCCTAACCTATATAACTAAGAGTGATGAATCATGGTTACTGGAAGATTAAAAGAAGTTATTACCGAAGCAGAGAATATAAACCATGATAAGATAGTTTCTGCTTTAGATAAGGTTCATTCTAAGAATCCTAATGATTATAGAGTTAGAACCTTCTTGGATAACAAACCTGAGATAGATGCTGTCAGAAAAGGAGATTTCAAGTTAGCTCAGTCTATAGTTGCTGGGAAAGACCTATCTTCTGACACCAAGATATCCGATCCTAGGAAGACCATCAGTAGGAAAACTATAGGTAGTACTATGATTGGCAATATAAGGAATATACCCTCATCTACTAAACTAAACCCTCTTATGGGGAAGACTATAACAAAGAATCCATCTGGGACTCAGAAAAGACTTTCTGATGTAAACAAAGTGTAATCTAATAGAAAACTATAGGATGTGGGCTTGGTCTCACATCCTATTAAATATTCTCTTTTTGAAAGGATTGTCTCATATGAGTTATTTTAAGGCCAATACGACACTAGATACCAAGGAAGACCAACAAATCGTCGATTTGATCATGAAGAGGTGTCAGATTGAGGCATCCTCGCTTGAATTAGAACAAGAAATTCCATATAAAAATGAGTTTTCTTTTTCTAAAGACATTTTAGACAGCCATTCGCAAGTATCTAACAAAGATATATGGAAGAACCCATCTATATTGATCAAAGAATGGGTACAGAAGTATATCAAGATAGAACCATCTAAGAATCCTGATGATTGGTTGAATGCTAAGAGAGCAAGAGCTCTTGGTATCATAGTAGCTAATATAGTAAAGATTATGGTGGTCTATCTATTCAAGACTTTTGTTACTTTACAGATAGACAAGTTCTCTGTTGCTAAGATGGAGAAGACTTTAGAGAATAAGAGAGTATATGAATTCTTGGATAAGTCTATCCAAGATGTATATAAGAAGTATCCTAACTATAACCCAATGACATTGAACCAGTTTAAGAGAACTGGTTTATGGGAGAAGTTTAAAGCAGAGTTTAGAGATAAGACCAAGAATCAGATCATTATCAATGTAGCAGATTCCTCATTCAACTTTCTTATTCTTAAGCTTTGTACTAGACTTCCATTGCCATTCTTATCTAGCTTTCTCTATATCTTCGTTATAAGAATCATGCTAACCTATATTGGTTGTAAGATGGGTTCTGGTTCTATATGGGATCTAGTAGTAAAGTTCAATGGCAATATCATCAAATTGGGATTGGTATTCAATAGTACTGGATTTGAACTGATCAAACCTGTACTGTATGTGACTAAAGAGAACAATGAGATGGTATCTGTAAAGCTTCCAGAGATTCCTAGATCTTATTATAGAATCAAATTGGATGAAGCTAATAAGATACTTGATGAGTATGGAGATGACATGGATCTCTCCAAACTGAAGAAGGAGGTTGCTAGAAGAAATGATCTTGAATAGAGAGTTCTTAGATTATGATCCACTGTTAGTAGATCTAAGAAACAAGTTTCTAGTAGAAGCCTCTATGCTTATATCACAACAAGTATTACAAGAAGAAGTTCCTATAGCGAATCAAACATGGTATATCAAATGGAAAGGAGAAACTGCTATACTACTGAAGAACAACTTCGCTCAGTATAGTAAGTTTGCTTCTGACCAGATGAAGAAGTATAATCCGTGGTTAAAAGATAATGCTGAGTATTTCAATCCATCTAATTATCCTATAGATCCTTCTTGTACTCTCAATAAGGCTCCCGACTATAGAACTGCTATCTATAGGATAAAAGAGCCTATTGTAAATGCATTGAATGATATCAATCTATCCCGTATAGAGGTAGAAGATGATACAGATGGTATAGATAACAACAACAGATACTTCATGAAGTCTATCATTAAATCCTATCAAGGAAATGGCGATGACTTCTTAGACTTTGCTAAAGCATACTATTCAGGAGAGGATAGAACTCAAGATCTAAGCGCTCAAGAACTAACCTCTATGATGGCCAATATGTATAACTACTGTATGAACTACAATCAGATGGTTCATGTACTGCAGAACCAATTGCAGTCCATCATATCCTTCTTGAATAGAGATCCAGTATCTGGTCAACAGAATGACTCTCAAGCAGCAGAGAAAGATCTGCAAGGATTGAATGCTCAACAGCAGTCTAGTAATAAGACTGCTTCATCTAACCCAATGGCTAATGTATCTAATACGCAAACTACTACTGTACAACATGCATCAGCAGATTGGTTAATGATGAGAGAATCAGTATTAGTAGAGTATGCGAATGTTGCTACTGCGTCCAATAGTAATCAAGCATCTACTATAAAGCAGTCTTCTACTTCTAATATAACTCAAGGAGCCAAGAGATCTAATACCACTAGTGGTAATGTAGATCCATCTAAGAATACTCCATATAAGAACAATGATCCCCATGGAACTCCTAGAGTTCAACAAGATAGTAAATCTTCTGAAAAGACTCTAGCTATGAAGAGGAAGCAAGTTGCTTGTAATATAGTGAAAGATGTATTCAACTGCAAGGTTACTGCTGCAGGAAAGATATATAGAGACTATATCACAGTATTGAGAACTCATGTGGCTACCATAGAACAACAGAAGAAGAATAGTAATAAATAATACTATAATAAAATCCCATACATCATATGATGTATGGGATATCTTTAGTATAGTTTCAAATAATTGTGTTTTATTATATTATTTTTCCAATATGGGTAGGGAGGACAACTAAAGTTTGTCTTATATAAACAAACCTCTTTATGTATTATAATATCATCTAACCATCCGTCTGATATCCCATATCCATGCTCTGCGGCATATAAAGTTATATAATCTATATGGGTATCAGAAAATGTTGGCATAGTTTTTCCTACCAAAGACAACTGTTTACCATTTAAAGATATATACCACCTACCATCTGAATCTCTACAAAATGTATAGAATATGATATCAGTAAACCTATTATTCAAAATAGATGATACATCTATGGCACTAGAATATGCATTTATACTTTTATCATCTACATATAACTGATTAGCATCTGTATATCCTAAATTAAGCGTAGATGAATTAAAATAGAATCCAAACATAGCCCACTTATTTTCTATTATAGTATCTCTTTTAGCAAAGAAAGATATACTAAATACTTTGTTATTGGGAGTAATTGGTTCTTTTGGTTCAAAATTCACAGCTCCGTTACTATCTTTAGCCCAGTATTTGTTATCCTGTATCTGTATATTTCCATTTATTGTAGGAGATTTATATAAATTTGTAAGCTCTTTTAGTTCTCTTAAGTGAAATATACGTTTTTCTTCTATTACTAATGGATTCATTCTTCTTGTACCCCCCCCCATATTAATCTATATAAGACAATATGGGAGGAAAAATACCTTTAATTACATCATGAATATTTATAAATTTGTATATTAGAAAAGCTTACACAAAAGTAACCAAATGAAATATGTAGGTATATTAAAGGAGGAACTCTCAATGGTTATTGGGACTCTTGTAGAAGTAATCAATGAAGCTGGTGCATTCCATAGCAGAGCTATGAATGCTATTGCAGAACCTGAAAATACATCCAATAGAGTATATGGTCAGAAACCAGAGAAGCTTTCTAGCAGAAGTAGAAGAACTGTTGGTAGTAATGTAACTACAAGCAAGCTTCCTCCTGCTGGTCCTAAGACTGGAACTCTTGCAGATAAGATGCTCAAAGCTAGATATGCAGAGCTTTCTAAGCGAGCAACTGCTGTTAGACGATAATATAGACAAATACCTTCCCCATACCTCTTATAGGGGTATGGGGTATACTTTTGTTACATATCAAACTTTAGTGCAAATTATATACTATAGATATGAAAGGGTATAGTGTTACATAGAGAGGAGAACATATCATGCCATTTCTATCTTTTGTGAATCCTATTGAGGCTATAGCAGTCATTATAGATACTGCTATAGATGTGGTTCCTACAGTGTATAACATCGTTGAGAGTTATATTACCCATGATCCGTCTAAGAACAATGGTTGATCTAATAAAAGGGATAGATTCTAAACTTCTATTCTTTTTTGTCGTATAGTGTTAACTTTCTCTCTTTACACAAAAGTAATATTAGAACGTTATCGATATATTCTGTTATATAAGAGAGAAGGGCTGGTATAGAATATGAAACCCATATATGAAAAAGATAAATGTGTATTCAATTTGAAAGGAACTACAGAACTTACAGGATTATGGAACCCTCCTGTGGCTAATACTTCAGTACAACAAGTAGATGGTAAGTACACTGCAGCTGATTATTCTGCTAAACTTACCTTTACTGCCAAAACTCCTATAATTGCAGAAACTTCAAGGGTATTTAGTATCTCTTTCTGGGCTCAAAGAACAGAATTGAATGGCTCTAGTTGGCAGCAGTTTGGGTTTTGGTTTAATGATGCTACAAAGATGAATTTTGGATTTGCTGGGGATAAGAATGTATATATAGATGATAATGGTGTAGGTGCTGGAAACAGCTTAGATATAGGCCCAGATTATCTGAAAGATACAAGTGATGAAGCTTACAAGAAGCCTATATTCTATACTATTTGCAGAGATACAAATAGAACCTATATAACTATAAATGGAAAACTTATACCAAGTGGTATTATAAACAACTTACCTTTATCTTCACAGACTATAGACAAGATTATATTATTTAATGCAGATGGTGGATCTATCACAGGATGGATTGATAAAGTTCTGATTCATAGAGACGTATGCTTATATAAAGAAGACTTTACTGTAGACTTTACACCAGCTGACGACTATGATGAACCTAGCGCTAATACGAAAAAGCATTATTTGAAGATATATTGATATAGGAGTTGGATACACATGTTATCAGTCGGTACTTTGAAAGAATCTATCTTTGCTGATATAGTAAAGAGTAGAGAGGAAGAGGATTCTAAATCTAGTAATACAACTAATATGGTAGCTGCTCTTGCTCATGGAGGAAAGAACCTGAATTCAAGTACTAGAGGAAGAATTTTCAAGTCTGTTAAGAACATTCGTAACTAATCTAGAAAGGGTGATCTATATGTATATAGGAACTCTTTTAGAAACTATGACGAACAATGATAACAGAAACAAATCAGCTGTTGGTAATAACCTGAAACCAGCAGTATCAATCACAGGAACTGTAATCCCAAAGCCAAAGAAAGATAAGGGTTTTATGATAGATGGAAGATCTAGATCTTCTTTAAAATTCCATAAAATTCTAGATACTAACGACAAGAAGACTATCGGTGATTGATAAGTATGCTTTCACCCTATACCAATCAAGGTATAGGGTTCATATTTTGCTTTCTCTAAGAATACAAAGTAATAATATTTTGGAAGCATACATAGGGGATTGATAGTATATGAAGACCTATAACTGTCCATACTGTAATCAGAAGCTCAATAGAGAGAAGCTTACTAATCATATAGAACAGAAGCATGATGATGAAATACCAGATGACTATACTCCATACCGCTTGGTATACGATATAGTGAATGATAAACATGGTCATGGAAACTGTACTGTATGTGGTAATCCTACTAAATGGAATGAGAAGAGACAGAAGTATGAAAGACTCTGTGGGAATCCTAAATGCTATGAAGCAGTAAAGAAGACATATCAGAATAGAATGCTCAAGATCTATAACAAAGTCTATCTAACTGATGAACCAGAGCATCAACAGAAGATGCTGGCTGGTAGAAAGATCTCTGGTAGATATAAATGGTCTGATGGTAAAGTATTCACTTATACAGGACAGTATGAGAAGAAGCTTATGGAGTTTCTAGATACTGTCTTAGAGTATAGATCTGATGAAGTTATCGCACCAGGTCCTACACTAGAATACAAGTTCAATGGTAAGACTCTTCATTGGATAACAGACTTTCTCTTATTGCCGTATAATCTCATCATAGAGGTTAAAGATGGTGGAGATAACCCTAACAATAGATCTATGCCAGAGTATAGAGCTAAGCAGATATCTAAAGAGAAGATGATTACCAATATGGGAACGTATTCTTATCTTAGATTAACCAACAATGATTTTAGTCAGCTGTTGTCTATGCTTGCTGAGTTGAAGAAGCAAGTAGTAGATGAACATGATGACGCTCCGTTATATAGAATCAATAAGTAATCATAGGGAGGAGGGCATTTTAAATCATGGCCAACAAATTAAAACCTATCTACATGCCCGAGAACTGTATATTCTACCTCAAGGGTACTAGAGATATCATAAAGAAGTATTATGAACCTAAACCTCGCTTTATACAAGGGGTTCAAAAGTGTAGAGCAACTGATAATACTCTTACCAACAGAAAAGTATACAATGGTGCCAATAATGCTGTAATCTCATATCGCAAGAAAGCAGATATAAGCAATATAAATCCTAAGATGGTTTCTGTATCTTTCTGGTTTAAAAGAGATCCAGACACTAGATCATTTCAAGAGTTAGGATTTGGTCTTGGATATGGAGTAAACTTTGGTTTTAGTAATCATGGTAGTGATCAAGATGCAATATACTATGATGATAACTCCATGGCATATAAAAAGCTTGTAAAGATAGAGGATTTCATCCCTACTTATGATAAGACTGCTTGGTCGTTCTATACATTCTGCATTGATGAAGATGGAAGAATGTATATCTCCGTCAATGGCAAGCAGTTGCTTAATGATCCAGCTACCCAGTATACCTATGGAAACATCTCTAGCTTTAGCTTCTCTGATATAACTCTCTTCTGTTCTGATGGTACCAATGGTGCATCTGCTGCTAAGGGACTAATGGAAGAGGTTATCATCCATAGAGGAGTCTGCTTATATAAAGAAGACTTCGAGGTAGATGGAGTAGAAGCCCTAGAAGGCAATATAGCTAATACTCTAGAGTATCTGATCCAATTGAGGTTTGATGATAATACCTTCAAGGATATTGCATATAACGCTACATGGGACTATGCTTCTGGATATGAAAACAAAAAAGTTGAGTATTCGACCGATACCCCATTCCCAGGTAAGGGGTATAAGTCTGTTTATAATAAACCAGGCAACTATACATGTATAGAATGCAAGGATACTCCAGGTGGTAATATAACTTTAGAGTATGATGAAGAGTTTACTATCTCATATTGGGAGAATAAAGAAGCTGGATCTTATAAACACTATGGCTATACCTATACTGGAGATTCTTCATCAACTACTAAGCTTGCATTATATACAGAAGAATCCGATATAGATCGAATAGACCTAGATGATACGACTGCAACTCCAGTAGCATCAGAGACCACTCCTATTCCTATTAATCATTGGACTCACCGTTTGATAACCTATAAGAATGGAGTGCTAAAGACATTCTCTGATAGTAAGCTTGTTAAGTCTATAACTATTACCAAGAAAGATTCACATCTTCCGATTCCTATAACAATTAAAGAATCTAGCTCATTCTTTTTTATAAAAGGATCTACTGACCAAAACCAGTATCGTTGTGGTAAGCTCTTTGACTTTGTCATAGTGGATAAAGCTATGGATATAAGAGATGGAGTTACCAAGATACATAAGCCTACAGACTTTGTTGATGATGAATACTTTGGTACTTCATACCTCAAAGATCCTACATTACCTTTAGACTATATCAAGATCTACTAATATATAAGAGCATACTCCTCTATGGGGTATGCTTATCATTTATCATCTTTTCACACTTAAGTAAAACAAGAGGAGGAGTATACATGATTCAACAAGGAATATACATATGAACCCACTATATGCTACAAACATAAACCAGCTATCCAATATACTATCAGACTATAAGGATGGGTATATATCCTATAGAACTGGTAGAGATATAAAGAAGGGTTCTTATACCACACTATCACCAGAAGAAGTGATTAAGTATAAGAAAGGTTCATGCTTTGATATGAATATGATAGCAGATTATGTTATCAAACAGAACTTCCCTGATCTAGACTACTCTCTATACTATATAGAATCTAATGATGGGAATAAGATGCATTCATGGTTACTATACAAAGACAATGCTTCTAGATATAGAGGAATGTTTATAGTACCTAGATCTAGTTCCTATCAGTTATACTATGATAGCATGGCTTATAGAACATTCAATGAGGTACTAAGTATAGTGATATCTAAACTAGCTATACCTAGAGGATCTGGATACGCTGTGTTTAGATATGAACAACCATCTACTTATCATCTTAACAAACAGGAGTTAAGATCCTATATCTTTAGAACTGGAACATTGATACGAGATATAGGAGGATACTATAAGAAAAACCATAGATTCTTAGCTATAAAATAGTAATAGCATACTCCTCTATGGAGTATGCTTTATCTTTGTCTATACTCTTCACACTTAAGTAACTACGAAGGGAGAGATATGAGATATGCAAAAGTGGCATTTTAAGATATCTGGAAAGATACTGATAGAGGGCATGGAAGATGTCACTATGAATATCCACCCAGAGAATATTAGGGATATCATCAGAGTATCAGATTACTTAGATGAGAATATGCCCAAGATGATGATGAATTTATCTATAGATAAGAACCTGTTTGATATCATAGCAAAGAATGCCAAGACTGCAAGAATGTATCTAAAGATCGATAAGTACGACAAACAGTCTGATTCTGATACTCCTGTACTAGAACCCTATATAGAAGATGAGTTCTCTATCTTTGTATCTACAGATATCAACTACAATAAAGAGGTAGATTACAAAGAAGCGGAAGTACTTGGAACCAAACTAAGAGAAGATGTATATAAGACAGTCAATATAGGACTGATGCCTAAAGCTGCTATCAATGCTAATAAAGTGGTAGCTAATGGTGTAGCTCATCAAAGTAGTATGATGGGTATAGTAGCATCTTATATGAAAGATCTACACTTACTGATAGAGGAGTTCAAGTATAACCCCATCAAAGAGCAATTGATGATAGCTCCTCAAGAAACCCTTGTACAGACTGTAAAGTACTTGAATGGAATCAATGTATTCTATGATACCAAGTATTTATTCTTCATAGATGAGCCCTATTGTACTTACTTGATTTCTAGATCTGGAGACGGTATAGAGAAGATTGATGATATATACCCAGACGTGTTCATCAATATCCATCAGACAGATGATAAGGGTGCAGTAGTTCCTGGTATGATGGTAGATCCGGATAAGAGGCAGTTCTATATCGACTTCAACGTATTGGATTCTAAGTATACAATAGATCACGATACTGCTAAGGTATTAGATAAACACAAGGATATCATCAACCCAAGTAAAGAGAATGTACAGAGTAGTTTATCTAGTATAATGGATGCTGCTCAGACCATCAAGAATACTATGTCTACTTTAGAAAGTGTAGGTAAGCAGTTTGTATCTACTATCAAGAATGCTCCTACAAGGTTATTTGATCTGCATAGTGATATGAACTATCGTTTATTAGATGAGATCAACCCCCGTATACCCGAGATGCATAATAGTGCATCTAAGGCTATATCTATTATAAACTCTATACCAGATAAGATAA